GGTGACGTAACCATAGTGCACAGTACCATGCCTTTACACCCGGCAGGTATTGTTGGCACTTCTTCTATACCGATAGTGCCTGAGAATTCAGCACATTCGGCGGTATCTGCTCTGGTTGAACGGGCCCTAAAAGAGCAACCTTTTCATAATGAACATGTCTTTGATTCAGCTTTCTTTGATCGCTTTCAAGGCTATACTATGGAAAATTTTGAGGATTTATTTCCAGGTTTGCAAGCTGAGAAAGTTGAGCCGCTTCCTTTTCGTACATGGAATGCACGCTTTCCCATTAGTCAACAGAAGAGACATGTGAAAACACGCCAACAGTATCAAGCGGGCAACACGTTAACTGACCCGATTCGTCAGAAACCGTTTGTAAAGACGGAATCTCTTCCCAAGTCTGACATTGCTACCATGGGAAAATCCGTTCCAAAAGTGGCTCCCAGGTTAATACAGGGAGCAACCGACATGTTCAACGTAGTTGTTGCACCATTTATTCAGGCCTTTTCCAAACGGCTTGCCAAGATGTGGAGTGTCGGTTCAGCGTCCGGATTGATGTATACGTCCGGAGCGTCTGCTACTGCGATTGGTGGTGCCTACAAAGTGGCCACCGAGCGTTGCGCTATACCAGCGTTTTTGGAAGGTGACTTTGCTCGCTTTGACACGACTATACATCGTCGTCTCTTAGCTTTGGAACATCTGATATATCAGATGGCAGGAGCCCCGTTGGCTGTCTTGAATGCACTTGCTGCATCAATCAAAACTCATGGAGTAGATAAATTCGGGAACAAATATGTTGTGGATGGCACTCGTCATTCTGGCGATCCAAACACCTCTTGTGGCAATACGATGTTACAGGGATTGGCTATTATATATTGCATAGCCGATTATCACTTCTCAATCACGGGCGTGTGGTTGGGGCCGAAGGAATTGTGCGAAACGTATAATTTAGCAATTCTTTTGTTGGGTGATGATAACCTCGGCGTATCTGAGGAAAATCTCTGGACCAAGATGGACCTGGTTGGCCGGTTGGCCAAGCTGGGGCTGAACCTTGAGCCCAAAACACATGTTGGGCCGAAGGCGAAGTATGAGGCTTCTTTTTGTTCATCGCGATTTTATCCGGTGGCCAACAAGAAAGGAGAGGCTATTGTAATCTTGGGACCCCCGATTGGTAGGGTCGCATCGAAGGGTGGGTGGTATGTAAATCCACCTGCCAACATGGATATGAACAGGATGGTAGCAGGGGATGCTCGTGGCCGACTTATGGATGTCTACGGCATACCCTTTTTGAACACTATGTGGAAGCGTTGTATCACGCTTACCAACAAGATTCGTCCTGCTGACGTGTTTCTGACTGCTGACCAGAAACGCGCGATAATCAACAATTTTCATGTCGAGGATATATTCTATCCAAATGACGAGACTTATGTCATGATAGAACAGGTCTATGGCCTGACTCGCGAAAATGAAAAGGAGTATAATTCACTTATCAGTTCAGTGAAAACTTTACCTTGTATTGTTGATTACGCACCCATGTTTGCTGCCGCAGCAAAAGATGGAGTGCGAGCTGATTCAAATGGCGATACAGTGCCACCACCCGAGGACCTTGCTAAAATGCCTGGTTCAAGTCTGACAAAAATGGCTCCATGGGCTGCTGACGATGTTAAGCAAGCTCCTTCTGATAAGAAGACAACCTGTAAAACTTGTATGAGACCCACTTGCCAAGGCAACGTATATACCCGAACACCCGATCAACCTCTTAATGAGTGCAATGATCCGTGTGCATTTCGTGGTGTCGTGTTAACGCCGATGGGCGCAGATGAAACAGTTCAAACTGTTTCGGAAGCGTCCACTGACGTTGTTATTCATATAGCCGACTGGATTGACCCCCTCACGGGGATTGATCCTGCTCTGTTTACGTCTACTCCTCAATCCATGTGAGGAATCAACGATATGTACGTGGCTTGTTAGCCTTATCACTCACGTTGTAGGAATTTCGTAAAACCTTCGTGCCCGTAACCAATGAC